AGTCGTATTACTTCTGCGTCAATTGCTTCAGGTGTTGGCTCGTCTTGTAGTTCATCCAACCACTCAAGCTCATTACCGCGTAGTACCCATTCTGCTAACGGGCGTAGGCTTTGGATGGCATCTGCTTTATCTATCATCCTGATATCTCCGTTGCAATCAGTGTGTTGCGATATAAACTAGCGTTACTAATTGTTACAAGTGTTGCACTATGACCACGCGCCTGCACTTTGTAAGTAATTGCGGCAGTGCTGGCTGGAGAATCAATCTCTATATTACTTGTGGTGAGATGATTTGATCCAGTGCCGGTATAAGTTGAATACCCATGTCCAGCCGTAAAAAGAGGTGTTGAGTCTCGGACAAGTCTAAATGAAATTCCTGTGTTGGCGGTGTTTATAAGAAAGTTTTGAATCGCATATTCCAGTTTTACTTTACTTGCTGTGGAAGCAAGAGTAATCGAAAGTGATAACCCGATGTCTACCCAACTCGTTGTGGCTATAGAAACTAATGTATCATTTGTGGCAGAAACAACATTAGATGGAAGCGAGCTGTCCCAGTTATCATTGCCCCGTATCGTCGTAGCCATTAGTCACCTACCCCGTCAGTCAACTCAGCCTCATCTACCGTCCATGCGTTTCTAAATGTTCTGTCGCTCGGTACATAGGAGTCCTCCACGATCTTAAACTTGAGTCCCGTTGGCACATCCTTTAACGCAGTCTCCCTATCGCTAAGTGGACAATTGGGTGCTGGTGTCATTACACAAACATTTCCGTCTGCTTCTTGATATATAATTTTCATTTGTTTGTACCTTAATTTGCGAATACGACGAGCGAAACGAGCGTAGCGTCAACCGTAGTGCTATTTTCTGCGTGATATACATGGACGTAAGCTGTTGACGTACCAAGAATAGCAGTCTCTACACCTATCCAGTTAAGTACTGCATTGCCAGTTATTAATGCGACATAATTTCCGTTAGGCATTGGATTTGTAAAATTGACAAGTTGATTACCAGCGGCGGTATCAGTAATACTACTAAAGCCGTAAACATCACCCGTACCATTTAGTGTCCCTGTGCTTACAGTCGCCATATTCCATGTTATAAATGCCTTAGCCATGCGCTTATCTAACGCTGGAATACTGGGCTGAGTCGTTGACGTACCATCTGAGTGCAGGAGGGTATTTGCTTTAATTGTACTCATGTTACTGACCTCCGAAGATGTGAACACATAATGATGAAACATCTAGTGCAGCCTTTTGGTTAGCAAGGCCAGTAGGGTACACAGCTTGAACGGCAATATGGTCAGCGGTAGACGCAGAGGTAATTTCACGAGCCATTGTGTTATTGGTTGTTACCGTAGCACAGTAGTTTGTGGTTGCCATTGTAGTAACAAAGGTAGCGCGGTAGTAACCCGTACTTAAATCCGTAATGCTTGAAACATTCTCAGAATCACTAATAGCTATTGTTCCTGTGCCATTTAGCCTAACCCACGCGGTACATATTAACCTCTGACCTTTGACCGTAGGTATGCCGCCCGATGTATTCTGAATATCGTTTGCTTTAATTGTACTCATACGATTGTCCATGTGGAGTTGTTAGGCACTGTTACTGTTACCCCTGAGTTGACCGTGATTGGCCCTGCTGTCATAGCATTCTTGTTAGTGGTGATGGTGTAATTTGTAGTTATAACCATTGCGTTCTCATAAAAGACCTCGCCCTGCACAACCTTGGCATCAGTCTGCGCTTTGGTATAGGTGTCTGCAACTGTGAACGATTTAAAGGCCACTATGCGAACGATTGTCCCTACGACTGCTCCATCATCTAGTACCACTGCCGTACCGTTAGTTGCTACGTAGTCGGCTACGGGTATGTCCAAGCCACCATAGGTTACGTGTATGTTGTTTGCGCTGTACGACAATGTTTGACCATTGACATCTACGCCTGAAAACGAGGTCTGTCCTGCGGTTGCGATGTATTCGTAAGTAAACAAAGAAGATGTGCCTGATGAACTTGCGGCAATCCAAACCGATCCATCATACACTTGCATACCTGTGCCTGTGAGAAAGTACAGTGCGCCAAGAACTAAAGCCTCACCATCATTGTCAACGCTAGGTTCGGAAGATTTAGCGCCAAGGTATTTATCATCAAAGTTGTCTAAAGACGTTACTAGACTCGCTGCCGCTGCCTGTGCTGCATCTCTTGCAGTTTCCGAATCGCCTTTTGCATCTTCGGATAAACCTTGTGCAGTTACTGAAGCATTCTTTGCAGTTACCGAATCATTCTTTGCAGTAATAGATGCATCTCTTGCATCTTCGGATAAACCTTGTGCAGTTACTGAAGCATTCTTTGCAGTTACTGAAGTATTCTTTGCAGTAATAGACGCATCTCTTGCATCTTCGGATAAACCTTGTGCAGTTTCAGAATCATTCTTTGCAGTTACTGAATCATTCTTTGCAGTTACTGAATCATTCTTTGCAGTTACTGAATCATTCTTTGCTGTAATAGATGCATCTCTTGCACCTTCGGACAAACCTTGTGCAGTTACAGCGTTATTCTTTGCAGTTAAAGCATCAGCCTCATGTTGGGATGCATTGTCTTCGGACGCTTGAGCTGCAGCAACATTAGACGCCAGGGATGTCGTGCTGTACCCACTAGCTTCTATGCCATTTGCTGTTGCATTGAACTGCAGCGTTTGGTTAGCCACCGGGTCACTTATACCAAGGCTGCCTGTTACGCCTGTCGAGACTGGCAGTATAGGTGATCGGGCTACCCGCTCTTCAAGCTCTTGGACTAACATTGTCAGCCGATCGAAGCCGTCCTCGATGACCTCGGGGTAGAACGTGCCCTGGTTGGCCAGGTCGACTCCCTGGCTAGCAACTAGGTCCCGAAATACTGTAAGCTTTTTGCCAGTTGCCGGAGCAGTCAGCATCGTAATAACGCCACCCGGTGAACTATCCTGGTTGGCGTTTATAGAGACCGTGTAGTGGGTCGAAACGCTTTGAACAGTTTCAACCGCTGTTGCACTTGTCAATACTACAACGACGTCTGTAGTCGCGAACACCGCGAATGCAAAAGGAAATGAAGTCGTACTCGAGTTGCCGTTAAACTTCGCGACATTTGATGTGTTAGCTACTGTCATAGTTTTAGTTTACACCGAGGGTAGTTAGGTTCAGCATTAGTCGCGACGCTCTTTAAGCATGATGAATTCAAAGAATGTAAGTGACTCGCCGTTTATTAAATCCATTGTGTTATTTTGCAAGATCCAGGCTTGACGCGATGGCAATCCGAAGTAGTAACCCGCGCCCATCACCATCGTTTTATAAAAGCTTTCGCTAACCAACGCGTCGGCGGGGTCAGTGGTCAGCCCAGCAACAGCTTCCGTTGCGTTAAGAATGTCGGTAACAGCACCCGCGATTGGCGTCATTTGATAATCGTATTTACTCGATAGGGCGCTGGCAATATCTCGCACTAGCACGACAGTCATAAAGGGGTAAGCGATTATTAGCTTAGCCATCCAGGATGTGTAATCTTCATCTTCGTCTTCATCTGGAAAGCGGCCCGCGATAATCTCACCGAGCACTGCTGGCATTACAACCATGTAAATCAAACTTTGTAAGTTAATTGCCACTTTCTTGACTGTGATTTCTTCTTCGCGACGTGAGATGTTTCTACGTCTACGCATCAAGTTGTACATCGCTGAAAACGCCGAATAAAACAATGTCGCGCTTTTCTTGCGACCGTCGCCTTGCTGAATCATCGCCAAGTCTTTAGCCGTCCCGTTCCCCTGCGTCATGCGCACGACACTGTCAGCTTCAGACACTGCATCGCTTTCCGATTTATTCTCTGACAAGGCTTTTCGATAAGCCCCAAGCCAAGTTGGCATTGAGATGGTTAGGTCCATAAATCCAATGTGTTCAAAACCCCACTTCTGGATTTGCTCTAGCACACTAGTTCCATGTGTTAGCATTCGCATCGCATCATTTACATCGCGATCAAAGGATGTCTTTCGGTTACGCATAAAGATTGACTTCTGCATTACCTCTTCAGCTTTCTTAAACACCTGTGCAGGGTTGCCGTAGAACTCTTGTATCCCGGTCATCGCCCAGCCAAGCCCTAATATTTCAATAGACTGCGTCATGCCAAGTGGTTGAACGATGGCGGTTGATAATTTGTAAGCCATATTTACGATGGTGGTATTTTTGCGCAGGGCATTGAACAGCTTTGACCCCGCATCGGTAGCGAGTTGTCCACTCCCTGCAACGTTGCCAAGCCAGGGGCGCATGTCTTCATACACATACTCACCCGCCACTCTTTTAATTGCGTCAACGGTCCTTTGGTCTTGAATAACCCGATCGGTCTGAATGATAGCTTCGCGAAACGCGATGTCGTGTATCACTTGTGCAAGATGATTAGTCATGACAGTAATGTCTAATTTGACGGGCAGACCTCCCGACCCCACTCGCTCGATAGCGTGACCTTTACGCGTCGTCGGTTTGATGAAGTTATCTGACAGGTTCTCCATAACGTCGGTTTTACTAGTTCGCTCCTGGACCTTCGAGCTTTTTTTAGGATCAAAGATCAGTGGGTAGTAGCCGCCAGGGTAAGTACCGAAGGGGGTTTCTACCGGGCTGCGTTCTACTTTCTCAGGCACAACACCCGTTAACTTTTTCTGCAGAGCAGCTATTGCAGGCCAATAACTGTCTATAAGATCCCAAACTTGTTGGATGGTGTCCCAGTCGTTCTTTGTCATATTGTCATTGAGGAAACGCTCGATATCGACAGCGTCAACACCCTTGCGAGCAAGCCCTTCAGTGAGTGACGTGCGGTTACCTGAGTTGCCCCAGTTGAGCGCAACACTCACTAGCATGTTCTTATTCCAGTGATCGCCGCTGGTGAACGACAATTCGCGTTGGAGGTTTTGAAACGTCTCACTATTAAGTATGTCCCCGAGTTGCGTTCCAAGCTCTTGAATCATCGCAAGCTCGGTGTTCTCCGCATCAGCAATTGGCTTAAACAATAAGTTCCACCACAGCCCGCCTTTTACATCGCCGTCCATTTGCTCCGCCAAAAACTCCATCTTGATATGCTCAGCTCTTAATTTGCTGACCAGGGTTGGGTCCATAAGTGTGGTGGAGTCTTCGTACCGACTGCGTTTGTTATACGCATCTGGATCGTAGATTTCGGGGTTGACCTCGAGCGCGGTCGCATAGGCTTGATCCATCGTTTCGTTGTAGTCTCGCAACTCCTTGCCGACCAGGATCTGCTGCTTAAGTTTGGCAAGGTGTTCAATGTTGCGCAGGCTGTCAACCAGGGTAATTAATTCTTGTACAGGCATGTCCTTAAAGTTAGTTCGCAACTTTTCAAGATACTTTTTAGGCATCTCGACGCTGCCGTGCGCAGCCATTTGCTCGTCATACCATTCACTAAAAGCCTTTCTTCGATCTAACTCTTTTCCTGATACGTTTTGTTTTAGACTGACGGCTTCGAGGATCGAGTCGATCTGATCTAAGTAGTCGCGTGCAAGTTTCTTTCGCACACTTGGCTTTGCAAACTTAGTGAGATACTTTCGATCTTTAGCCACTTGATCTCTGATTTTAAGAGTAACGCTGTAGAGATGCAGGTTTAAAAGTTGTTGTGCTTTGTGCTTGTAAGCATTGCCATGATCACCCGCCAGCATCGCCCTTGTTGCTTCTTGCGAGTGCTTGCGCATGGCTTGCAAATGTTTGTTTGGTTGTAAGTCACGGACCTTAAGTGCGGCCACCCGGCTTCTCGCGATCTCGCGCAGAGCTTGCTGGGTGATTGGCTTGACGCTCGCACGTCTCGCCAGTACGCGCAGCTCGGCGTAGATGCCGCGCTTGCGTTGTTTATCGGCCACTACCTTCATCGCTTCCTGCGTCAGGTTGTCTTTATGCGTTAGGCTTTGATACCTTTCAGACATGATCTTGCGAACCTGGGGGTTAACAATATCTTTTAACTTTGGTGCTGATACTAATTCGTTAATCATTTCGACGCCCGACGCATAACCAAACATAGATGCCAGCTGTGCTACATCCATGCCCTGCGTGCTCACCATGGCGAACTTACCTTTGGGTAGCTTTTTCCAGGTCGCGTCTTTTTCGTCACCCATATTTTCGATCAGCCACTGCTTGCTGAGTTTAACGCCCTCTAATCCAATCGGTACTTGTCCGCCAGGTAACGTGCCGTACATCAGCAGATGTCGGATTCGGTAAACGTTTTTAGCTTCGTACTTCGCAGTGATTTCTTCAGTTAGCTTTTTGCGCTCAGCTTTTTGCGATTGCGACTTTTCTTTTTCAAGCTCAGCCATTTGCTTCTGGCGGACTTCAGCCAGCGATTCGCTGTGCGCTCGTTCTGCTGCAATCTTCATGTCGAGGAATTCTTCTTCGGAGACACCCGCCTCTTCAGCAGATTCAAACATCAATCCAAACCCTGCGACTTCTTCTACTTCATTAATTGCATCTTCGGTTGCGAGCATGCGGTCCATAACTTCACGCACGTCATTATTGAGGGTAACGTTTAACTGTCTGAGCTCTTTGTATATGTCTAACAGCCAGCCCATAAAACGGTCAAACACCGATTGCAATTCAACGCTTGGGGCTTTGCCTTCGCGCAGGTAGGCTTCAAAGCCTCGAGCGAATTTCTCGTGTTGCTCAGTGCCTATTTCGGTAGTGCCAAACCAGTCGGTCAGCGTCTTCATCATGGCAACGAGTTGTGGTTTGGCGCCTGGCTGTGCGGCTAGATCTTTAGCGATTTCAAGGAATAAGTGCCCAGATTCATGCAGAAACGTAGACAGATCTGCGCCTTGCATGAGCTTGATGTAGGTTGTGTTTTCGCCAACGCCTGCTGCGGGGAATGTAATCGAACCCTTGGGCGCGTCCTTTTCCTGATTGAGGGTTAGTCCTTCTGCTTGGGTTTCTTCTTGTCCGGGGACATTGGGGTTTGAGCTTGCGCCAACCGCGCGAAGAGGTGATTCGCGCCCGCCTGAGAACTCTGCGATGAGTTGGTCGAGTTTTTCTCTGTTGACTTCTTCGGCTTCATACCAAGGGTATCCTATTTCGCGGAATGTTTTAACGGAAAAACCTTTAGGGATGACACCTTGCGCGGGCTTCCGAACCTCGGTCAGCATCTTCTTGAAGTCTTCCAAACCAAAACGGAAAGACTCCCCCTTACTGTTATTGTACGATATGTAGGGCTGGTTGTCACTGTCACGGGCGTAGATCGAACCAAACGCAAACTGGTGGAATCTGCCCTCGGGGGCGCCAATGTCATAGAACGGATCAGCCTCGCCATTGGCGAAGTCAACCAACCCTTGGATTGTGGGGTGGGCTACAACTTGCCCGGAGTTAAGCACCCATGATTCCCAGTGGTATCGGCTCACGCTGGCATCTTCAGGCCGACCAAGGGCAGCATACAACTCATCTACCCGCAGCAGGAGGCTACGCTCTAACGCTTCGTACCTTGCCAGTCCATGCGCATCCTCGAAGAGCCCAACGACGTCATCATATATCAGCTTGCCATACTGGCCCGCGTCCCACATCGTGTTGATCTGAATCCTGTCCATGACCATGACGTCGGTGCGCCCTGATAACAGCAGGACAAAAGAGAGCACTTTGTTCTTAATGCCGACACTACCTGCTAGCCCGTAGAACCTGCGACGAACTTCAGCACTGCTGATGTCTCGATCTGCAATCATGTCGTGCAAATGCTCGAGAGCGGATCGACCATCAGGCATTCGCTTTGACATCTTCCTCAAGAAGTCCTTGCCAAAATCATTCATGTTGGAGGTGCCCTGCTTGCCCGGCGCGAAGTCAGGGATGATACTACCTGCCCACTCTGCGTATTTTGAAAGGTCGGCGTCGGTCCACTCACGCTCCAGCGCGCTGTTCACTATTTCCTCTAGCTGGCCGCTGTTCACGGCATCGAGGAAGGCAGACTCATGTGGGTGTGTCGACATCCTCCGGGACAACATGCCCCACAGCATGAGCTTGCCTGTGATCAGAGGGGCTGCCCCTCCAGACGCATACAGCTCGGAGAATTCTTCTACTATCTCGAAGCCTTGCGATGCTGCTGCCAATTGCTCTGGCGTCAGTTTCGAGTGTCGGTCTGCCCAAACACTGACATCTGATGCCATGTCCAAAGCATCAAGTGGCGCTGCTGGTGTTTCGTTATCCCCAAGTATCTCGCGCTCGAGGGCGTACCAGTCGTCCACTGAGTTCAAAGGATCGGGGTGGTTTACCGCTAGCTCATCAAGAAGTTCTGATTGCTTCTCGACATTCTTATCGTGGAGCACCTTGGGCAGCTTTGACTTGCCACTGACCTCGCCCTCAGTCCTAGTGATGAAATAGCGTGGCACGCCGTGCTTATTATCTGGGGCTGTCTGATAGAACGTTGTGTTCTGCACCTTCTCGCCATTAACAGTCAGCACTGTGAGGTCATTCTCATCAAACACAACAAAGTTGCGAGTGCCCTCACCCTCGGACCTACTGTTATCGTCTAGGTATTTGATGCCTGGTATGCCAGCTTCACTAAGTTTTTTACTAGCTGTTTTCTGGTCAGGGAACAAGTCACTAATAACCTGCTGCCCTGTTATGCTCGTGCTAGGCGATTGCTCACCTTTGAGTTTATTTATTCGTGTCCTATACCCTTCCTCTAAAGATGGGTTGATAGCTATCTTACTTTCCATGACATTTATTCGCCGTTGAAGGTCAGGGTCTGGTGAGCCACCACCCGTAAGATATGGTTTTAAAGCATTCCTAACACTCTCAGGCTGCTCACTCAAAGGCTTATCCCAATCAAGCATCTGCGCTATCTTTTCGTCTGGGAGGTCTACTTCGTAATCAAACCCAAAACTTTGGAAATTAGGTTTAATTTCCTTTCTAAACCAGTCGCCATGCCCTAGGCCGTTAGCCCATGATTCTACTTCCTGTGGCGTTTCATTACTCATTAAGCGCTCTATTAAACCTGCTTTTTCATATCCATCTTGCGCCACTGCGTTATCTTTTGACCTATCCGCTACTCTTGATAAGTCGTCGTAATATTCATTAATTTGCTTACCGCCAATCTTCATTTCACTAGGGTCGTAAGCTAAATTAATTCTATACTGGTTGGCAACATCCTTATTTTCAGCAATATAAGTGCCCCATCCGTAAGCCTGAGCGCCTTCACCTGTTCCCATTTTGGAATGGTCGAATTTACTAAACCGATATGGGGATCCGTGGTATACCGTCTGCTGCAAAATGTTCGAGCTATTCGCGAAGTCTGGATCGAATGCCGCGTTGGTAGATCTGATGTTCTTAGGGTCGAACACCACTACGTCTCCTCCGTCTTGATACGAATCGTACCCTCCAGCTTCTAGAACCTTCCTCTTAATGGTCCCTGATATGTCCGATTTCATTCTCCACGTTTGAGCGTACTCAGGTACTACAGCCTCTCTTACCCAGTCCTCGTTACGGTAAACACCGTTCTCAATCAGTTGCTTTTCATACTCATCGAGCATCGCTTGGGACGGCTTAACGTCCCCGACAGCGGTGTTACTTACTCTGATAAAGTAGGGCTTAGCTTCGCCGTATTCAGTAGTTTCGGTTGGACTGAAATAAACACCTTCAACATTAGTTGATCTATTCAACCGGGCTGCATTCAAATCAAACTCATCGAAAGTATTAGGGGATGCATGCCATTTAACGTTGGCGGTATCGAACCCCATCCCTTGAGCACGTTCGTGCCTCGAAGGCTCAGACATGTCCAGACCCTTGGCGACGGCTTGAAATGTTTCACTTTCGGGGTCTTGGAAAAATACTTCGTCTTGTCCTATTGTTTGATTAGGATCAATCTCGCGATAGACTGGGTTTTGCGCCAGGACTAGGGGTCCAACTTGTATGACTCGATCAGCACTGACTACCTGGTTAGAATTGGCGCGGTCGTAGAAGTACGAATGCCGGGTTGGGTCAAACCCTACTTGCACCCAGTCGGGTGAGTTTAGAGCTTCTTGAGCTTCGACTTCAGCTTGTGCTGTGTCTGTTGTATCCCAGGTGCCTTCAATCACAGCAAACGGCGACTTGGCATTTCCCTTGGCTACATTAAGTGCTTTGTTACCCGTGTTTGGAAACGTTACATTATTGATAACGGCAGCTGATTCATGCGCGATAACTTTCTTACCGCCTTTGCCAGGGAACCTTTCATGGATCGTTGGGACCCACACGCCATGCGTGGTGTAAGCAGGTATATCCAGGCGTAAACCAACCGGGTGATCTTGCACAATAGTGCTCGCTAGTCCGACTTTTTCCATCTGTTGAGGTTTTAAAGCGCCGAGCATTTCATCGGATGTGGCTACTGCAGGCACGGATTCATAGGCAGTGACGGGGTTAAACTGTTCAACAATTTCTGCCATCTGGTTGCGGGTGATCTCACCCCTGGCAAAGGCTTGTGCGGCTTCTTGCACTTCAGGAATACGAGCCATGTTCTGGCTCAGTGTGACACCCTCGGGTAGCACACCTGCCTGGTCAACAACCTCGAGGTTGTAATACTTTTTCATTTGCTCGTTCGTTGCAAACCCACGGCCTACAAACGTAGTGATAAAGGCTTTGTGCAGCGATGCGTATTGTTCTGCGGTGTCTGCCTCGAATCGGCCTGTTGTGACTAGCATGTCTTTTAGCTGCTTGGCTGCACCTTCGGCAACGCTGGCGGTTTCATCAGTTACCACGCCTTCTTTAAATAGGCGATCTGCTTCGGCTACTAGGTCTGATTCTGCCGGGTCGCTTTGTTCTCTGAGCTCGCGTGCCGTGTTGTCGCCAATGTTGTAGCGCACGTCATCGAGCAATGACCCAAAGTTCTGCGTGTCTTTGAGTGATATTAATTGTGATAAGGGTACTCTGACGTCGCCGCCTTCTTGGACCGCTTCAGCAAACGCAAGGCCAAGGCCCATTTGTTCAAAGATTTCGGCGGCTTCTTGGTTATTGCTTTGGAAGAAGGTGTTCACTGACTCTGCGTCGATGTACACATTGGGATCTTCTTTATCGGGGTTGACGCTCTCAACAAAGTCAACAAACGCTTCTTTGTTGCGCCCAAACGTTCGACTAGTTTCTGCGGCTTCGCGCAGTCGTGTTAGCCCCTCTTGCAGGCTTTCTACTTCTCGCGTCTGAGCTTCTTTCTGATCGACAGCGGATTTGCGTTTGCCTACCACACTCATTGCGGCTATGCCCGTAAACATCCCGGAAGCGTCAACAAAAGACATCCCACCCGATATATCAAATTCCGCGTTGGGGTCATACACTCCCATGTGCGCGAGCTGTTTGGCGTAGTCAGCTGCGAGCTCTTCTAGCACTTCAATGCCCGAGGCGCCGATAACTTCGATAGCGTCTTTGATCAATCGACTAGACATGTTTTTAGGCATCATCTTCATGATTTTATTTGTGCCTAAATACTCAGAGCCGACCTCAGCAATTCCACTGAGGAAACCAACAGCGTCTGCTTCGTTCTCAGTCGCACCGTTGTCAATTGCTTTGCTTTTTTCTTGCCGATAACTCGATCCAAAAAAGACGGGCAGCATAATGGGTGCTGCAAAGATTGTTGCAAAAACCTGCCCTACGGTCCCGCCCGCAGTCGTGTTAAAACCTTTTCTTTCATCAGGCACCTCGAGGGCTTCACCCACGGTGTCTAATATCAGGCCAGCCCCTTCGATGGGGTAGCCTAGCGGGCTTAAAACATAGGCGGCAGAGGAAACTAACGCTTTAGGGATAGTAGACATATCCGGGCCTGTCGATGCGACATTTCGGAGATCTTGCCCCATCGATTGTAATTCTTCACCCATGAGGGTCAAAGGTTCAGCCGGGATACTGCGAACAGCATCCGTTGCGTACTGATAACTGTCGGTCACGGAGGTTGCCGCATTGACCATGGATTTCAATGTGTTCTCGAAATAAGTCAAGGCGTCCATGTCGTCATGAACTAGGGGGGCATTCTCAGGTTTTGATGCCCATTCGATGACGGGTTGATTGGACCGTTGGTACTGCTGTATCTTTTCTCGTTCGACTAATTTCTTAGCGACTTCGGGTGCAGCCGCAATGAGTGCAGTAGGCTTTTTTAATTGAGCACCTCTTTGGATATCGAGTGCATGCTGATCAGGGTCAGTATCCGCTGCAAAAAGCAGGGCATCTTTCTGTAAGTTTTCTACTCTTAAGTTTCTACGCTTTGGAGTGTTGTCAAAAACCTTATCGCCTAGACCTTTAACCGGGTTAGCTTGATTTAATTGGTTAGATAAAAGCTTATCGCCCAGACCTTCATACGGATTAGTTGACATTGTTGATATCCATTCCTTGATTTAACAAGTAGATCTTCATTAGGTTTATATGCGTTTTGTTTTCTGCTTCCTCTAGCTCTGCATCCGATAGACCAACCTTGTTTTCTGACAGCGCCCTGGTTAGTTCTTCGCGAATTTGCTTCATGCCTTCAGGATCTTCGCCCTCAAGCTCTTCAAAAAAGTCTTGAGCCACGTCGTCGTTATTAAGCACACTGTCTGCTCCGTACAGGTTTTCAAACAAGTAGCCATCGGACTGAAAAAAGTTGTCATCGTCTTCGAGCATTAAAGCAGATGTTATTTTTCGGACTTTTTCTTTGAACGCGACGTTGTCTTTTTGCCACTCGGCTTCGTTGGCAACAGCGGACAGAATCTTGTCTAATAGATTCTTTCTCTTTGCGTATAGCATCTTGCTTGCATCGCCCTTCCCTGGCTGAAAGTTCTCATCAAAGATACCGGAAACCACCTCTCGAGTGGCGGATAGCATTGCTTGCTTGGGGTTTAAATCTGTTTCTTTCTGATCAAGTTCGACACTTCTTTCATAGCTCATCCAGTCCAATACTTTTTGTTGGTCATTGATGTGTAAATGCCGCACGCCCTTGGCGTCAAGGTTATCTAAAAACGATATTTTGTCGGCTCTTGATAACTTATCGTAAGTAAACTGCATATCGACAAAAATCTGCTGTGACTCTGTATAGTCAACGCCAAAACCCGCTTGTTTCACTAAGTCGGTTTTAATTGTGTTAATGTCCGATACGCTGTAATACGTTGCCCAGTCCGGGTTATTTAGAATTTGATCGGGGTCACCTCCATCATTAATAAATTGATTTACCGCTATTTTGATTTGTCTTATGTTTTCAGCTTCAGCGGTCTTGGCAGTCGCAATGTGAGTTTTGACCATGCCTTCAACCCCGCTGCGCAATTCACCTTTTTCAAGCAGTTTAGCTGCGGCTGTTAACGCTGCAAAATCGTCGCCGTGAGTCTCAACCAACGCGTCAAAAGCGGTCTGTTGCTTTGACAATATCTCGCCTTTGTCGAGTAGCGAAGTGAGATCCGCTTTATCTTTTTCTGTCATACCCGACGAGTTTGTAGGCTCGTCAAAAAAAGCCCGGGCGCGATCGAAGTCTTTGTCAGCAATAAAAGCCCGCACGACTTGAGAATTCAGTTTAGAAGTTGCGCCCAGTATTGCAGCGTCGATGGTATTCTGACCTGCGCCGTTGCGGACACCTGTAGCCTTAATGATATCAATTGCCCTGTTTCTAGCTTCAACTAACTTAATCTGGTCTTGTCTTAGATGAACAGCCTCGTCGGTTTCTAACGCTATTTGAGTTTTAGCTTCATTGTCGAGTGCGGTGTTAAGCTCTTGCCCCGCGTGAGACGCCCCTGAGTCCAGGTACGAGACGTCTGCTTTATCCATGGCACTGGTGAGCATTCTTTGTGCTCGAGGAGTTGTGACCCCTTTAAAACTTAATTCGCGAGCTTCTTTTAAACTCGTTTGATATTGCTCAAGGCCATTAAACGCATTTAAGCCTTTTTGCTGAGTGTAATCTTGACGCACGGTGTTGGCTTTCGTTCGGTACTCATTAAAGGCAGTCGTCGCGTTGACTTCATCTACCTTCTGGTAATGTTTGTCTGCAATGACTGCCATGTCTTTGAGGGCATTGCCCATTGCATTATCAGCAGGCACGTTAATGTTTTGAACAGTTGAAGGTGCCGCACCTGGTGCCAGGGTGGATCGGTAAGGAATGACTGCCATCTTATTATTCCTATGTTTTATATTGTTGGTAATAATGCGCAGTCTGCGCACCGCTCGTCAGTAACGAGGCATTGGCATTGTTCTTGATCGAGCTACTGTCTAACGCGCCTTGGGTAAGCGCGGATTGACTTGCAGATTCGAGTCCGTGAAGCTGGTTATCGATGTCAGCTCGGATGATCATTGAGTCCATGGCCCCCGCTGACATGACGTCTGCGAGTACGTCGTTAGATGAGCCTGCGCTTGCGTCTATCCCGGACCCTGCGAGCTGAACCATTGCGCTTTTAGAGCGGTCAGCATTGGCTTGAAAAACTTGTTGTTGTCGGATTTCGCCGTTCTTAATTGTTTGTGACCGCTGGTAATCGATCTGCTTGGCTTTGTTGAAAGCGACTTGCTGCGTTGCGTTGGCTTGCGCGTTGGAAGCTTGATAGTTCATTAGCGTTCCTGCTGCCATCATTCCTGTTACTGGATCACACATGTTTTCGATACTCAAAAGGGTAAAACAATTCGCCATCCATACCGTATGGGATGGCTTCGTGGAACGTGAACCCCAGCTTCTTAAGCCATCGGACAGATGCTTTATTGCGTATGTCGACCCATTGTTGCAGATGGTCGTAGTCATTCAGCATCAGTCGCAATTGACGCTTGGATTCTGCGATCAGAACTTTGGGGTGGGCGTTAATGAGTGGGGTGCCAAGCATCCAGGGGATGCCAAAGCTTGCAAAGGGGGCGATCCCCCAGACGGCGGCTACTGAGCCATCGATCAGGCAGGTATCAACGCGGGCTGAAATATCAACCGACATTTGTAAAGTGTCACGCGTTTTACGTTTTGAAAGACACCAAATCTCTTTGAGATCTGCAGGACGCATATTGTCTGCAAGCTCATCTAAATGAAATGAACTCGTTGGCACGATGCTGACGTTATTCATATCCGACGTCAGGTATTACGGCTATCAAGGTTAGGGGGAGCGGATCTCGTTGTTGAATATAAAGATTGCCTTGCTCCTCCCAAGTCGGGTCCAAAGTAATTTCAAGTAACCCGGTAAATAGCGGTATCGCTTCACCGTACTGTTCCTGCGCTCGTTGACGCAGCTCGGTTAGCTGATTCGCATTAGGTCCAACCCACATGCCGCGTGATCGATAGACCCTGGCGCGTAACAGTGCGACCGATTTACGTTTGCCGAATTCTTCTGGGGGCTCTAGGGTTTCAATGGTTGTGACATAGGGCAGTCCTACATGCACTAGCGATGCTGCTGCGGGTAGGGTTATTTGGCCACTGGCCACGACCTGTTGTACAACGACGTTGCCGTCCGCCAGGATCGAGACTGTTTCACCTTCCAGGTGTCCTAGCCCGGTGATAGTTGCCGTGGCCGAACCTGAGTATGTTTTGCCAGAGTCGACAAAGAAGGCGTCTTTTGCTTCAAAAACTTCACGCTCGCGAAGTCGTTCGATGTACCGCACGTCTGAGCCATTTATGTTGCGTTTGACAACCGCGTACACGGCGTCTTGTTCGCCTTCCTCGATGGATGCAATTGCTTCAAAAGTGCCTGCGGTATTGTGCCGACACCAGCCTGAGACTTCATGCTCCCGAACATAAGTTAAACTGGTCAACGTGCCGTCGCTCATGACTGACCAGACGATCGAGTCTGGCTCTTGTTGGTACGTCCAGTCGACAATCTTCTGACCGTCCAGCATGTGCTTTGCCATGATGCTCACTTCGAGTCCGTCGTAGCCTTGCGACTGCTCAGAATAGGTTAAAGCATGCACGGACTTTTCGCGAGGCAAGGTGTATAGCAGCGTGTTACCCACTACCAGTGGAGTCAGCTTTGATGCGCCACGATTGCCCTGGGGTTTAGATGAGATGTTTTCAAACGCAAAGCCATCGCCATTGTCGGTGATTCGGTAGTTTGCACCCGCTGTCATGACGACTAAGTCATTCATCGATAGCACATGCCGCACTTCGTTGATGACGCCTGAGTCGACTTGGAATTTAAAAGCATCAGACAACCCGCGTGGCCGGGTATAACTGAAACTTACAAAGTCACCCGTGTTAGAAGCGACGATGGCTTGGGGCTCGGCTTGCAACCCGGCAAACAATAATCGTTGTTCGTGAAAGGCCACGTTGCTTGGGAAGTCAGCTGAAGCTGAAAAGCTATATTTGTCTCGAGTTAAAGGCGATGCCAGGTCGGGTGTTATGTTGTCATCGACAAAGGCGTTTGTTTCTGCTGTGCCTAAAAAGCCAAAGGTATCGCCTTCAAGCGCGCAGTATATATTGTAATACGAGAATGCAGCGTCTGATGTTGTGGTCCATGCCAGGGTAACTTTTGCATCGGTCGGCCACTTTGTATCAACCGTTTGTGCCACGGCGGTGCTGCCTAAACTTTCACGACCGTCATTGTTAACTTGCGTTATTCGATACTTGCGTGTGCGATCATTGTCGGTAAAGTTAGCTGCCGTTTTAGTGACGCCCGCTATTGTGGCCGGGACCGCATTAAATGCCACGGTGCTAAAGACCCAGACGAGATGGTTAACGTTTGTTCTCGACAGTTTACGCGGTGCCGATCCTTTAACGGCAATGAACATAACATCGGCTGATTGCACATACTTAAAGTCCGAAAGCTGTGCCGCAGTGTATGGTGATGCTATTTCAACAACGCCATCGGGATCATAGACCCCTGCTGCAGTCTTTCGATGGACACGCATGTACAAGTGCCCGAACTCAAGTATGTAAGTATTACCCACTTCAGTGTTGAATCGAAAAGGAATTAGTCGGACTTTGCCTGTTACGGATTTGGTCGCGGCGATAAACTCCCAGCCAGATCGGTTACTAATGCCACCGTGTGCATGCACTATGGCGTTATTCGCCGTGGCGAGTCCTGTCTGGTATTTAGCCAGGTCGACTCGAGCATGCAGGGAGGGTGAGAGTTCGCCAGAGGTGAACGTCGTTTGCATGATTTATCCTCGTCCAGTAATCCAGTCAGGATCTCTTGGCAGTGCGCCGACTTGCTGATTAAGCGAGCTGGTGGCCGCAGATGTTAGGGCTCTTGCGTAGGCTTCAAGCATGTCGCTGCGCATGGTTCTTTTTTTAGTGATCGGCATCGCTAACATTGACGCGAGTTTAAAATGCAAAGCCTCAATAAATTTGGGTGGAAACAGGGTCGGTAGTGTCACTTTCGAGGTGACCATCATACTTGCTGTCGCGGTGTCGGTGACGATCAGTCTTGATTGCAGATCATCACTTGCTATGAGTTCAAAGGGTAAAGGGGCAGCTTGGCGATCTAATTGCCATATCCGTCGGCACGCAATTGTGTTGTTCGGATAGGCGTATTGAAACAGCCATTGTTGCGGGGGCGTCCCGGTGCTGGCTAGCTCAACTTTTCGATGAGCAAAGGGCCATTCGTATTCTTCGAGTAGTGCATCTCGGGCGGCTTCATAGAATATATTACAATACTTAGCTTCAACCGAGCTTTCACCGAGTGAGGAAATAACTGCAGTTGAACCAATGTCTGCCATCGCCAAGTTACAGATATCAACTTCACTAGTCATTTATAGCACCTGTATCATTAATAAGTGCAGGAGGATGTGGGGACACCCTCCTGCGGTTCACGGATGAGGAGTTTCCGCTTGCTTAGCTCTTTTCGGTTTTGGCCGAAACGGGCTTGGGCTCTTTATAGGTCTCAACAACGAGCTCCATCCACGTCGATCTTTCGACATCGGCTTTAGAAGCTTTTCCAGAGTCGAATTGAAAAACATCGCCAGGATTTCGCATATGGAGATAAACCCCCAATGCAGTTGCTTTAACCTTAACGCTTGTATCACTAGGCATTGGTTTGGTTACCCATGGTAATGCCAGCCGTGATCTTGCCTGCTGCCGGGTTAGTTCCATTCACGTTGTAGTAAATGCGCATGTATTGCTCATCAGATCCCTGGGGGATGTACTGAGGGGCAATTTGCTTACCAGCGACTAGGTCCGCGAGTAGAATGTTAACGGTCATGACTGACTTTGGTGAGCCAAAGGCCACATCCGCGTCGACTTGCACTACAACATCCAAAGACGTTAAGTTGTTAAACGCTTCAACGACTTGGATTAATAGTGGTATAGGACCCCCGCCGCCTGCGTCACCTGGGTCAACAGCAGATCCCATCATGACGATGTTGGTTGAGGCCGCGTCAGCCACTACTGCTTGCGCGTCCGAGAAAAGGTTTTGTGAATCTAAGATCATTTCAATCTCCTAATTATGTGATTCGAGCTTCAGTATTGATGATTGCATCAACTTCGCGGATTGGCATGCCCAGGAATTTAACGACTTCCTGCCCTTCCATCATTTCGATGGTGAGGGTGTTGCTTGCTTTGTCCATGGCTGCGAGGTGCAGGGCTGTTTTGACGGCTGTGTTACAGTAGATCGCAGCTTTACCGTTACGTACTTTGCGCTGACGCAATTTGTAGTACGCTCTGATCATGTCTTTGATCAAGTTGTCTAAAGCGGTTGCGCCTGCAGCGTTGAGATCGCTGACATCGATGTTGCATACTCGACTGATGTAACGCCAATCTCGCACGGTCAAACCAATGTCTAACTGAAAGTGCTCACGCATAACTTCGTACATGCTGCCATCAGATAATTCCTTAGTGGTTTTACCAAGGTCTTCACGCTGAACGCCTGCACTCGTACCCTTTGGGTATAAGAGACAACAAGTCTTCGGTGACCAAACAACAAACCACACGGATGTGTTGTCTGCGCCTGTGCCGCCATTGTCGACGATCTGTGCTGCAGAACCCGTCGTACCTAACTTATCGAAACGAGGGTGCAATCCTAGGAACTGCTCTGGGTTAACGTCGGTGTCAGAATAGAACATGGCAGATGCCATTTGGTTTGACATGCCTTCAACAAATGTCTCAGCTTCGTCTAAACGTAGTGCATTACCATTGCCGCCTGCGAGCTTGATTAACTTGTTGTCAACTTCTGAATAGGCTTCTAAGAAACCTGTCGTGTCTTTGACCTGTGCGGTACGGGACTTGGCAGGTTGCACGCCTTGGTACAATTTACGCCAGGTGCCTTGTGGCAGTCCTGTTCTAGTCGTGGTCAGATGACTTGTGCCGTCATTACACTCTTGGGTAATTGCGTCTTCCAGGATCGGATTGATCTCGGCGAGCATTTCAATTACTTCGGCGACACTGCCGTCGGGGTCTTGCTTGCGGTAGTAATCCGCTAGGTCTAAATAGTTTTGGCCTACTGTTGCCATTTTGTCTTCTCCGTGATCACATAATGTGAACGTTGGTTTAGGGTTAGAGGCGCATTCACCTCCTGCTGGTTACTACTTGTACAATATATCTTGACGTAATTTTGCGGGGCCAGAGCCGTTGCTTTGGCCAGTGACAAAACCGTCATCCGATGTGGTTTTGTCCCACACGAAAAACATTTGCACAAGACCTGGGTCATTGCCGATCCCGGTGTCTTCCAAATGTTTGCCTAAATTAATTGATTGCGCGCCAAACTCTTTGTCAATTTGTATCTGCGCTTTTGATATTCCTGAGTTTGCTAAGCCAATGTTGGCATCGAACCCGGCGCCAGACGTCATCGTCTTCATGGCCTTGACTCGATCGACGTTTTCTTTTGCCTGGTCAGCTAATCGATCTTGCATGGCAATCGCGTCTGCAGATGACAATTCTGAAAAATAGTCAATTGCGCCTTGAGCTTGTTTTTGGGTTAGCGTATTTTTTGTAGCAAAGTCTTGAAAAGAGGTCATTCTTTCGTCTGACACTTCTAGACTTTCGGGTATGCTAAATTCGGTGTATACCCCGGGTTGTTCTTCGCCAGTGTCACTCGGTGCTGCTGTGTCACTCGGTGCTGCTGTGTCACTCGGTGCTGCTGTGTCA